TTAATGATTTCTTTCATAGTAAAGGAAAAGTTTGTAGCATTCTTGAGTGTCATTGAACTGATGGCTGGAATTTCCTCTGCTTGTTGAACAAAAGTTCTGGCTTGCCTCAAGTATGGAAAGGTAACAATTCTGTAACCGGTGACAAGATGAGTTACTGCATATTGGTTACCATCTTTCCAGATGCCAAAATTTTTAGATGTTAGACCAGATACAGATTGATAGCACTTAGTATTGAGATAGATTTTAAATGATTCTTTTTTCATAGCTTTTAGTTCTCCTCAGTTTGGTTGAATTGTGCCAGGATTGCTGCCCGAACATCTGGTGGCAGGCTATTCAGGGCCTTTTTGGCTTTCTGGGCTGGTGTCAATCCAGTCTTGCTGGTCTTAACTTCTTTGACTTCAGCCAGGATATCTCGTTCATGAGATAACAGGGCAATCTTACGATCCAGGGCTGCGTGGACTTTGGCCACTTTTTCCCAGGCTTTGTGTGCCTTATCATGGGCTGCCTGCAAAGCCTTGCGCCGTTTGTTCAGTTTGATAAGTTCTGGAGTTATTGCTTCCAACCTGGGTTGTAGGGCTGCAATATCTTCATCGAGTAACTTGATTTCATGCTTCCGCTGACAGGTTGGACAGCGGCCAGTTTGCTTGTCTGCCTGGAGGGCTGGATATGAATATGGCCGCTGACAATATTTGCATATAGCTTCTAATGGCATGAGATCACCCCCAGGCTTGACTGTATAAATTGACGTTTAATCTCATCGAGCTCATTGTCCAACTCTGGACCAAACACCCAGTCATGAGTTTCAGGAAGTTTGCAGGAAATACCTCTCTGGTGCCGCCTGGCAGCCAGGCGCATGAGAAATTGTTCATTGTCAAAAGATGTAAATTGGTCAAAATCTTGAAAACTGTTTGATTGTTTCATTGTTTGCTCCTTTTGTTTATGGTTATCTCCTCAGACCAGCCAGAGATTGTATGTTCTGGCTGGTTTCGCTGCCATACAGCTCATCAGTGAGGCTACATGTATGGTTTAAATAACATAAATGTAGTTGTAGTAGTCTCTTTTTTGAGTTCTTTAATGGTTTCTTTTGGCAATTGATGCCTTGCAGATGATCCAAGACGGAAATTACCGATTTTTACCTTTGAAATTGCTTCTTTGAATGTCATGGTTTGATTTTCCTAAATTAAGGTTATCGTACTTTATTATTTGAGGTTATTAATGGTTTTGTAAACAACTCCAGTCTTGCGCCTGTATTTGCTGGCCTGGCGCCTGGTGGCGATCTTATCAATCTCAAGATCTTGTTGAGTTGTATCAATGTATTGCTGGCAGGCTTTCTTAAATGTTGGAAGTTGTGAATAGTGTGCATTAGTAACTTGGGCTGATTTTGTCATTGCTGATTCTCCTCTTTTGGTTTGGTTATAAAAGTTCGTCAAGGTAATCTGGTTCCAGGCCGAAGAACTCTTCGCAGATGTCATAAGCAGCTGCCTCATTACCTTCTGAAAGGTATTCCTCCAGTTGGGCTTGAGCTTCAGCTATGAGTTGATCTGATTCTTCTGGTGTCATACCATCATGGTTAATAAGGATTGATTTGATTCTACTCATTGGACTTTCTCCTTCAGTTTCAGTGTAAGGTGCCGCAGATCTTCTTCTCTTGACTTTTCCCAATCAGCATGAGTTTTTGTTGCTTTCCGCCTGGCTTTGGAGTTTTCCCATTTGGCAGATTTCAGACGATTGTAAGCTTCTTCTCTTTTCTGTTGTTTTGTTTTCATTTGTTTTTCTCCTTTAGTTTGGGGTTGCGTGAAATGTTGGGCAGATCTGCAATCACATGGTTTTGCCACATGATAGCCTGATCGTACAGTTTGCTGTATTGGGCTGCAGTTGCGTTGCCAGCCTGGGTTCCGTTATACAAACCAAGTTTGTAGGCACCAATGGTTAAGGCTGCTAAGATTAGGATATAGACAACTTTTTTCATTTTATTCCTCTTGCCAGGCTGCCGGATCGTGAAGCTGACAAACTGGTATGTCAACAAAACCAGCTGTGACGTAAAACTCAGGCTGGCTGACAATATTCAGTCGGATCAGCTCGGCCAGGATGCCTTCATTTTCAGAGTAGTCTTTGATGAGGACTTGATCTTTATGCAGAATAACTGCCGGGATGTTAACAGTTGCAGTTAGCAGCAACTCACCTTCCGGACTAAAGAGCTGTAGGGCTGTATTATTTGTGGAGTATTTACCAATTTTGATACTTGCCTCTTGGTTGTGAAGAAACTCTGTGTTTATCTTGATCATTTGCTGTATCCTTATATAGGCGTTCATTGGGTGAACAGCCAGTTTGAGGTGGCCGACTGCCGAAACAAATACAATGTTGACTTAGCCAGAGCATTGTTTGCGGCTGTGATTGTCAAGGCAGTGGCCGCTGGTATGCTTAGGCTGCCTCTGGTTCATCCGGTACAGTTACGAACACAAAAGACTTATTGTTATTGAATCGAATTTTTGCTACATCACCTGGTGTGTAGTCTCTAACGGAGCAATAGGTGCTGTCTGTAGAGGGATGATGCCATTTGAAGTCTTTACCGAGTAAGAAGTCCTGTCTGGCTGCTTTGGCTGTCTTGTAGCTACGGCCATAAGCTGCTGTGAGGGTTCCTTCTGTGATGGGTGACCATTGTTTCATGTTATCCTTTGCACTACCAAGTGTTCTGGCGCAATTTGTCCAAGCAGCACAGTTTTCTATTGCCTTTTTTGTGTAATTTGCCATTGTTCTAACTCCTTGTTTTTGGTTATGTTGAATCTGGGCCTTTTCTCGCAGGCAGGACATATACGCTTTAACGTACTCATCATCTTGTTGGTCGAGAAATTCCAGTTCTTCATCCGGTACCTTTATAAGCGTGACAGATCTATTTTGGTTGTACCTGATTTTGCCTGGCTGCCTGGCGGGTAGTCTCGAATGGAGCAATAGGTATCTCCGAGCGGGTGGTTCCAATGGAAGTCTTTACCAAGTAAGAAATCTTCCTCTACTGCGATGGCAGAACTGTATTGACGGCCATATGCTGGCGTCAGGGTTCCTTCTGTGATGGGTGGCCATTTTTTCATCTTTCAACTCCTTTTGTTTGAGTCTGGTTAAGCCTTGCTTTCTCGGGCAGGGCCGTCTGCTGGTTAGTCTTTCTGAATTTCTTTGATAAGCTGCTCCAGATCGGCCGGAGCAATCTTTTTTAGGGTTTCTTGGGCTACTGCCTGGAGAAACTCACCACGAGTTATGAGTCCTTGAATGTAGCTGTTTTCATACTCTTTGATGGTTGCCATGATTTCTGTTACTGGTTTCAGTTTCATGTTGCTTGCTCCTTTTCTTGTTTAAAAGGTTTGTGTTGTAAACTTGGTCGGGCCGTGTGCCGGGCCTATATAATGATATACGGGATATAGCACGTTTACGAAAACGTGTCAACCGTTTTCTGTAATTATTTTATCGGTTGTTACGGGCCGTTTTTGGGCTGTTTTCCGTTGGTGGGTGTTTCTGGGTGGGATAGTACCAGGCACTAATAAAACCCCGTGAAACAGGCCGTGAAACGTGGTTTAAAATGATTTTTGCCTGGGGGGGACCCCGGCGGACCCCCGGTTCCGGGCTGTATGTAGCAACTGTTATTCCGGGCTGTCTGCTTTTTTTTGACTAAGTAAACATCCAACTATATCTAAATCATCTGTGGGCCATTTGTAGCCCCAGAAAACTTTTGTTGTTCCATCGGGATTAAGAGAATAGATATATTGTGTGTTGCTTCTAATCTTAATGAGAAAAACCTTTTTGTAAAACAATAGACCTTTGGCAACTTTATTCCTGGCGACACGAAACAACATTTCACTTGTAGTAGCAATTGTGTTGCCTGGCTGATATAAGGTGTTGACAAACTTTTCTTGTTCTGTTGGATCTATTTCATGAGCCATCTTTTCTGGAAGCCAAAAGTTGCATAGATGTCGAATTGGTTCCAGTTCTGGCTGATGTAGGCTGCAATAGATTTTTAGAACGTCTGGCTGGTTTAGTTTTGTTAGAATTGTGAAGATGTATTCCTCTTGGTTGGCTATCACCTGTATTTCATTTGCCAATTTTTGGGCTGCCTGCTCTTTACGGTAGGATTCCCAGTAGGGGGTTAATGGCTTTTGCCAATAGCGAGATCCGCAGCGAGCGCAGGATTTTGGTAGCTTAGTCATATCCCGGCGAATCCAAGATTCTCCACAACGCTGACAGGTTAAGGTTAGTTTGTCTGTAATGGACTGATCAATCTCTGTTGGCTGGCTGGCTGTTGGCTGTTTTTGCTGCTTTGAGGTCATGATAACTCCTTTGTTTGAATTAATGGTTGTAAAACTGCCCCAGGTTAGGGAGGTATGATACACTATACCATGCCGGCGGTTGGGTGTCAAGGTGTTTTTTGGAGGCATTAAGCTGACTGGTTTAAGCTGGCTTACTGGTTGCCTTGGAACTCTCACACCAGCATATGGCATAACTGTTTGTGTCCTGGCTGCCTGCTATCCAGTTGTGTTCTGGCTGGATGTTGCTTGAGCTTTAGCTTGGCAAAGTTTGGGTCGAGGTTGTCAAGGGGTGTCAGCGTTTACGGTAAGATTTGAACAGGCAGCTTTAAAAGCCTTTGGTCATATATACGTTTACTGTAAGTGTTAAGGAAGTGTTAAGTTAGTTCTATATAAAAAAATTAGTATAACCTAACATTTTGAGCCACCCCCCTATTAGGGCAGGTAAAGATACCTATTCAATGTTTACGGTAAACGTAAGCATACGACTCAGGAACTATTATTCCAGTTGGCTGGCAGGCCCAGAAAGGCCAAGACCCCCGCCAACCGGGCATCTCCGGCCTGGCACGCTTTTTGCTTGTCATTTTTTCGTTCATGGTATGAACACCAAGTCAGGCTGGCATAAATGGCTAAAATTCCTAACTTTGGCTTGTTTTCGTAATTTTTAGGGCAGTTTACCTGCTGGCATTATTACGGTAAACAGGCAATCTGAATTGTGTTTTTACCAATTTAGGCTGGTTCCAATGGCTGGCATCCATCCGAGTTATTATCCTGGCACGGATGTTGCATACCGCCAGCGGGCCGTGTTCATGGCGTGAACACCAAGTTAGGCACCGCTAACTGTTTTAGTAGGCATAACTGGCATGGATATAACAAAAGTTTACTCCTGGCAGGATTGTTAGGCCAGGCAAACAGTTAGGGTCTGGACAAAGAAAAACCCGGTCAAAACCATTTCTGGTCTTGCCGGGCTTTGTTAGGCGGGATTAACTTTTATGGGTTGCCAGAAGTAGAAAAACCCCGGCAGGATGTTCCACCGGGGCTTTGATTAATGATTAACCTTCAATGGCCTCCAAAATTTCTGTACTGACAGCCTTTCCATAAACCGGAACCAGCATGGTCTGGATGGTCTTGCTGTCCATGCCATTATCCTGCATGGCTTTAGCCATTTTGATGCCGGCATCCAGGTGGCCTGCTGCCTTTGCCTTTTCAACGGCCTGGTTGGGCTTCCGCTCCTGGTGCTGCGGAATAAAATCTGCCCAATTTTCCGCTGCCTGAATTTCATCATCAGTCATGTAGGCATCATCCGTTTTTTCCAGCATCAGGCGAATTTTGCTTCTCGTGGCAATCTTAACCTTGTCAAGCAGGTAGGCATCCACAGTTTCAGCACCCAGGGCATCAATCAATTCCTGGCCACGCAGATTCAATACTGCCGGTGTGTCCGTAGCGATTTCACGATTAGCCTTGTTGGATTTTGTAACAAACTTTTCCATTTTTACGACTCCTTATAATTGAGTTATGGCGGATTATTCCGCCGGTTGGTAGCAGGGCCGACCTTCGCCCGTCCTGCAACTGATTTTCAAAGAACTCACCGTCTGGTGTTGTCCTGCGGTGTTGCCAGACTGTATTGCATCTGTCGTGCCAACCGTGCCAGCCAACTGGAAAAAATATCATAACCCGTTGATTTTATTACGTTTTTTATTTTTAATATCTTTTCCGTGCGCTGCTATAAGATTGATATTGCCCCGTTTGCCAGGACAGAACTGTTCACAACTATAAACCGTTTAACCTGACAGATCGGTCTATATCCCATGAGGCCGGCATTTGCCGGGGTTTCCGGCGGTTCACGATCTTGAACCGTCTATCCGTTTGAATGCTGGTAAATCTGTGGAAACGCCTGTGGTTGTAGGCTTTCAGCCGATTCATTATTATAAACCGTCTGCCAGGACAGGCAATCTGCTGTTTATATAATGATACCGGCGTACATCTGCTGCCGGGTGCTGCCTGCGAAGCAGAGGAACAAATCTGGTTTGTGCGCATATCCGGATAGATCGATGCCTCGATTTTCTGTGTCAGATTAGGGTTTCTATATACAGTTACATATTTTTGCAAGTTCTTAATGCCGGCAAAAGACTCCGTTCAACACATGAACACCAAGACGACTTCGGCACAAATTATCACCAACACAGCAGCCGACCGCAGGCCCAAGCTGACCACAGCCCCAGTTTTATAATTCTTCAGTCAGGCCAGTAATAACTCTATTCTATCGCAGCCAGCTACCGAGACAACATCCGGCAGGCACCATAGAACTCTATCCATTATCTACCAGTAAGCTGGGCTTCTACAATTAGGCCCACTATTATCTCGCGCCAGAGCCAGGTATATTGCCATCCTCGCGCCAGAGCTTGGAGATCCCAGCTAAAGCCCAAATGCCTGGTGCAGCCATCATCTGATAGGGAACGATCCAAGTTATGGCCAAAACCGATTGGAATTATACAGACTTGGTGTTCGTTAGCCAGGTCGGGCCTACCTTATATATAGGGCCGAAATCACTGACAATGCCGGCTACCGGAGGCACTATTATTTTTGCCTCCAACGTATTTTTAGCTTGACTTCCCCGCCCAACCGTGGTACACCTAAGATAAGCTCCAGAAGTATTTTTACCCAAACCAAGGATACCCGTCTTATGCTCAAGGAACTTCGCAGCCAGCATAGAAGCATCATCCAGATGAGCTTCAACGGCTTTAAGAACAATGAGATAGCTGAAAAGCTTGGCATGTCGCCAGCCACAATATCTCAAATTCTGCGCAGTCCTCTGGGCCAAGCCTACCTGAATGGACTTATAGACAAAGCGCAGGAAGACACTCTCGATGTTCGTAAAAAGCTTATTAGCCTCAACAAAGGCGCACTTGACACCATTGAGCGCATCCTTGATCCCAAACAAAAGGCACCATTTAATGTCCAATTAACAGCGGCGAAAGACGTACTTGACAGGAATGGCTACAAGCCCAGTGACAAATTCGAGATAGATGTATTTTCACATAAAACAGATGATGAAATTGAAAATGAAATTCGTGCTATGGAAGCAGCGGTAGCCAGAAGCCAAATCTCCAAAGCACACCAAAACGGCCATGATGAAGAATCTTCTGAGGGTTACTCCTTGCCCTTGGATGACCACACGCAAGATGCAATTGCTACTGCTGCTTCCAGCACTCCGGCCACTCCTGCCACTGCCTCCCAATCAGATCCAGCCCAAAATTCCAATACCAGTTTCGATTCTGACTTACCATTAATGTCTTTTCCAAAGGAAGATTTTACAGCCTCTGGCGAGACCCAAACTCGGCCCAGCGAATACAATCTAACACACTCCACAGATACTAAAGCAGCTTTACCTCCTGATATTCAGGCCAAACTGGAAGATACCAACTTTGATCCTTTTAAGAACATTGATTAGGCCATGCTATGCTGATGCCAATTAATAACTCAGATGCCAGCCAACCCTCGCTGGCACATCTATCTCGAGAGCAGAAAGAAAAATATCTCAAGCTCCTCAAAGAGAAGAATGCACGCATTCGGCATAATAAAATATCTCAGTTCTTCCCCGAGACAGGTCCGCTATCTCGCCATAATTATCCCAAGCATATGCAGTTCTTTGCCATGGGCAAAACCAAAGCTGAGCGGTGTATCATGGCTGCAAACCGGGTAGGCAAGTCGGAATCAATTGGTGCATTCGAAACGACCTGCCATCTGACTGGGGTTTATCCATATTGGTGGCCAGGATATCGCTTCGATCGACCGATTAATGCCTGGGCAGCAGGTACAACAAGTACGACTGCTCGCGATATTGTGCAATACAAACTAATCGGGCCGCCGGAAGATTTTGGTACTGGCCTAATTCCACAAAAGCACATCATGAAGACTACTCCCAAAGCTGGTGGCGTACCGAATGCTGTAGATACAATCCTGGTGAAACACATTTCTGGAGGTACGAGTCGCTGCAAGATCAAGTCATATGCTGAGGGTAGGAAATCTTTCGAAGGAACAGAACAAGACCTCATTTGGTTGGATGAAGAATGTCCAATAGCCATCTATACTGAATGTGTAACTCGGACCATGACCACAAATGGCCTAATTATGCTAACCTTCACGCCACTTGAAGGTATGACTGATACCGTTCTGCAGTTTATGCCGAACGGCCAGCTGATGGACAATACAATTGGAGATAAATGCCTTATTACTGCTACCTGGGATGATGCGCCGCATCTCACCACAGCACAGAAAGAGAAACTCTTTGCTGCTCTTCCACCCCATCAGCGTGAGGCCAGGTCGAAGGGCGTACCACAACTTGGTTCCGGTGCAATCTATCCAATTCTTGAGTCAAATATTACTGTAGATGACTTTGATATTCCATCAAATTGGCGGCATTGCTATGCAATGGATGTAGGATGGAATCGAACTGCTGCTATTTGGGGTGCGACAGATCCTAATACTAACATAACTTATTTATATTCCAACTATTATCGAGGCGCTGCTGAACCAATTATCCACGCTGATGGAATCAAATCTCGTGGTGTATGGATTCCTGGTGTAGTTGATCCAGCTGCACATGGCCGCTCTCAGAAAGACGGACAGAATTTATTTGACATCTACTGGGGCCTGGGCCTGGACATTTCTAATGCAAACAATGCAGTTGAATCCGGCATTTATAAAGTTTGGCAGATGCTCAGTACAAACAAACTAAAAGTGTTTGCCAGTTTACTTCCGTGGTTTACAGAGTTTCGGCAATACTGTCGAGACGAGAAAGGCCACATAGTTAAAAAGAATGATCATCTCATGGACTGCACAAGATATCTGGTCATGTCCGGTCTCGATCGAGCAATACCAAAGCCGTTTTGGGAACATCTGGCCTGGGAAGAAAGTGAGCAGGCAACCGAATTAAATGCAAATATAATCACTGGATACTAACAAATGACAAGAACTGACGAAACATTTCCAGCCGACATTGATCTTGATATGACTGCACCACCTGGCGGTATGCCAGTATGGGCTACAGAAGATCCAGTTGAGAACTTCATGCCTGGTGATACAACAACTCCTGATGTGCCAGCTGAAGATCCATCCTTAACTGCTGCAATTGAAAAAGAAGTTCTTCGGGCTGAAGCAGCTGTACTGGTATCCAATCTTGCACCAAAACAATCTCCTGAAGTAATTTCAGATTTGACAACAAAAGTCCTGGAAGGCTACAAAACTGATCTGGCAACCTTAACTGATTGGTACGATCTCAACAAACAGATCATAGATCTTGCTAAGCTGTTAGCCAAGAAAAAGACTTACGCTGGAGATGTTGTAGCTAATGTTAAATATCCCTTAATTATTAATGCTTGTATTCAATTCGCTGCTCGGGCATATCCAGAAATAATTAAGGGAAATGATATTGTAAAAGGCAAAATTATTGGAAAAGATCCTGATGGCCTTAAGCTTGCTCGAGCACAACGAATATCTGATTTTATGTCTTTTCAATTATTAAATGAAATGGATAATTGGGAGGAAGGAATAGACCAGCTACTTTTCAGTCTGCCTGCTTGCGGCTGTGTTTTCAAAAAAAGTTACTTCGATAGCATTGAACGGCGCAATGTATCTCAAACAGTCTTCGCTGATGATCTGGTTGTAAATTATTTTACTGAAACACTTGAGCGAGCGCCCAGAGTTACGCATAAAATATATCTGTATCATAACGAAATTGTAGAGCGTATCAACTCTGGAGTGTTCAGCCAGTTTGATATCGCATCCTTGGGAGAGGCCACATCTGATAAAACAGCCGATACTGATGCAGAGACACCACATTTGTTTCTGGAACAACATCGCTGGTACGACCTGGACGGGGATGGCTACCAAGAGCCTTACATAGTAACTGTGC